TAGGAGTGGAGGTAAGGATGTGGCTCAGAAGGTTATTGAGATAGCCCTTAATGATGAGCATCCCCATCAATTGGTAGCACTCAAGATGTGTCTTGATAGGACTCTTCCTGTTTCGATGTTTGAGAAGGATAAGTCTCAGAGGTCAGCAGTCACGATTAACATAACTGGCTTGGGACAAGAGCCTACAATAATCGACACTGAGCCTGAAGATGTAGAGGCTAAATATGGCTGATTTGAACTTCTCTCTACTTCCTTGGCAACAAGAGGTATTCAAGGATACGACTCGGTTCAAGGTAGTGGCTGCTGGTCGTCGTTGCGGTAAGTCTCGAATGGCGGCAGTTACCCTACTGATTGAGGGACTCAAGTGTCCTCAAGGGTCTGCGGTTCTCTATGTGAGTCCCACTATGGGGCAGTCTAGACAGATCATCTGGGACTTACTGCTAGACCTTGGTAGAGAGGTTATTCAGAATAGCCACGTTAATAACTTAGACATTACCCTGATAAACGGGGCAAGGATATACGTTCGTGGGGCAGATCGTCCTGATACCCTCCGTGGTGTCAGTCTGACCTACGCCGTTCTCGATGAGGTTGCGGACATTAAGCCTGAAGCGTGGGAGCAAGTTATTAGGGCTTCACTTTCTGACAAGCGAGGTAGAGCCTTGTTCATTGGGACTCCCAAGGGACGTAACTGGTTCTATGATACCTTTAAGTTGGGTGAGAGTGAAGATGACCCTGATTGGAAGTCTTGGCACTTCACCACTGCTGATAACCCCTTGATTGACCAAGCAGAGATTGAATCTGCCAAGAAGACTCTAAGCACCTTTGCTTTTAAACAAGAGTACATGGCTTCCTTTACGAACGCAGGTTCTGACATCTTTAAGGAAGAATGGATTAAGTATGGGGAAGAGCCTCAATATGGGAGCTACTACATTGCTGTTGACTTGGCGGGATTTGAGGAAGTTGCCAAACAAGCGGCTAATTCTAAGAAAAGATTGGATGAAACTGCTATCTCGATCGTCAAGGTAACTGAGGATGGGAAGTGGTTTGTTGACAAGATTGAACACGGAAGATGGGATATTCGGGAGACTGCCGCCAAGATTCTGATAGCAATCAGGGATTACAGACCTTTGAGCGTGGGGATAGAGAGGGGGGCACTCAAGAACGCTGTTTTGCCCTATTTAAGCGACTTAATGAGAAAGAACAACACCTTTGCTCATATCGTAGATTTGACCCATGGGAATAGAAAAAAAGCAGATAGGATCATTTGGTCATTGCAAGGAAGGTTCGAGCATGGCAGAATTGTGTTAAATTCCAAGGGAGATTGGGATGAGTTTGTTGACCAGTTAATCCTGTTCCCTGCTCAGGGAGTTCATGACGACCTTCCAGACTCTCTTAGTTACATTGACCAACTTGCTGTTACATCCTACATGGAAGAGGATAATAGTGATGATTGGCAACCGATAGATATTATTTCAGGGGTCTAATATGGATCAAAACGAGTTTTATGAGCCAACACAGAATGACAAAGACTTAACATCTTTTGTTGTTGACCACTGTGATCGTTGGAGAGACTATCGCAATACCAACTTCCTTGATAAATATCTCGAATACGAACGTATTTTCCGTGGCGAATGGGCGGCAGAAGATAAGACGAGAGATTCTGAGCGTTCAAGAATCGTAACTCCTTCTACCCAACAAGCCGTAGAGACTCGCCATGCTGAGATCATGGAAGCCATCTTTGGTCAAGGTGAGTTCTTTGACATTGAAGACGACCTGAAAGACGTAAACGGCAATCCATTAGATGTTGAAGTCCTCAAAGCTCAACTTATGGAAGACTTCAAGCAAGACAAAATCCGTAAATCTATTGATGCTATCGAGTTGATGGCAGAAATCTACGGCACTGGCATTGGTGAGATTGTTGTCAAAACAGAGAAGATCTTTGAACCCTCTACCCAAGCGATTCCTGGTCAAACAGGACAAGCAGCTATTGGAGTTGTGGAGAAAAATCGTATTGCAGTCAAGATCATGCCTGTCAATCCAAAGAACTTCTTGTTTGACCCCAATGGAACATCTATTGATGACTGTATGGGTGTTGCGATTGAGAAGTATGTCTCTATCCACAAGATTGTAGAAGGCATTGAGAAGGGTATCTATCGTAAGGTAGACATCACCAGTACTTACGAAGATACAGATTTAGAGCCAACCCAAGAACTTAGCCAATATCAAGATGAAAAAGTCCTGTTGCTGACTTATTACGGGCTAGTTCCTCGTGAATATCTGACAGAAAAGGGCGAAGAAGTTGCAGTTTTGTTCCCTGAAGACAGTTATGCAGAGGAATACTCCAATTTAGTAGAGGCAATTGTTGTGATTGCCAATGATGGACTCCTTCTGAAAGCAGAAGAGAACCCATACATGATGAAAGATCGTCCCGTTCTTTCGTATCAAGACGATACTGTTCCTAACCGCCTATTGGGTCGAGGTACTGTAGAGAAATCCTACAATATGCAGAAGGCTATTGATGCTCAAGTGCGAAGCCATTTGGATTCTTTAGCCTTAACTACCTCTCCTATGATGGGATTGGATGCTACTCGACTACCACGAGGTGCTAAGTTTGAGGTCAAGCCAGGCAAAGCATTCATGGTTAACGGCAATCCATCGGAGATTCTCTATCCTTTTAAGTTTGGTGAGACAAGCCTGAATAACCTATCCACTGCCAAAGAGTTTGAGAGAATGCTTCTCCAAGCTACCGGTACGATGGACTCTCAAGGCATGGTTTCTCAAGGTAATCGTGATGGTGCGGGTATGAGCATGGCAGTAGCGACTATCATCAAGAAATACAAGCGTACATTGGTAAACTTCCAAGAAGATTTCTTGATTCCGTTCATTCAGAAGGCTTCATTTCGCTATATGCAGTTCGACCCAGAGCGTTATCCATCTGTTGATATGCGGTTTATTCCGACAGCAACCCTTGGAATTATTGCCCGTGAGTACGAACAGCAACAGTTCATTGGTCTACTCCAGACCCTTGGCCCGAATACGCCTGTTTTGCCTTTGATCCTTAAAGGTATCTTGAATAACTCTAGTTTGAGTAACAGATTTGAGTTGATGGGTGCTTTGGATCAGATGAGTCAACCTGACCCACAGGCTCAAGAGATGCAACAAGTTCAGCAACAGTTGGCACTGCAAGCGCAACAAGCTCAGATTGCTGTACAGACTACACAAGCAGAACAGAATCGAGCAGAGGCGCAGAAACTGATGACCGAGACGCAGCTTATGCCGCAAGAATCGCAAGCTAAGACTATGGCCGCGCTGACCAAGAATCTGCCAGATGACAACGAAGGCAAAGAGTTTGACAAACGGGTCAAGATTGCGGAGTTGATGCTCAAAGAAGCCGATATTAAAAACAAGTCCAAGATTGTAGAGTTGCAAATGGCAAACAAACAAGAGAATCTACGCTCAGTAGAAAATGAGTTCCTTGACCAACTTTCGGGAGCATTGAAATGATCGATCTTGATTCAATGTCTGACGATGACAAGCTGGCGGCGCTTGAGTCAATCCACAAGTCAATTGCTGAGAGCAAAGAAGTCCAAAAGCAAAAGATCGCGGCCAATGTCAATTTGGTCTTGCAAGCCCTAAAAAAGATGGAGTCCGATATTCGGGCGCGGTACGATGAAACTGGCAAGGCGATTGAGAAGCGGGTCGCCAACATTAAAGATGGTAAAGATGGTCGCAATGGCGTAGATGGTAAAGCTGGTAGAGATGGTCGATCAGGCGCTGATGGGGCTACTGGCCCTCGTGGTGCTGATGGCCTTAATGGTAGAGATGGTCGTGATGGAGAAGATGGTGTTTCCGTAACTGATGCACACATTGACTTTGATGGTAGTTTGATTATTCACTTGTCTACTGGACGGGTTATCAATGTTGGCGAAGTAGTAGCCCCCGATCTTGTTGAAAAGATTAAAGTTATCACCAATGGTGGCGGTACTAGCCAACAGGTACTAGATACTCTAGCCTCTCTTCAGACACAGATAAACAACCTGATTCCAAGCCAAACAGGTAATGCGGGCAAATATCTAACTACCAATGGAACTGCCGTTTCTTGGTCTTCAGTTGCGGGTGGACTAAGTTATCAAGGAACTTGGAACGCCTCAACCAATACGCCTACATTGGCTTCTGGTGTTGGGACAAATGGCTACTACTACATCACTGCCACCGCTGGCTCAACTAATCTTGATGGCATAACTGATTGGCAAATCGGTGACTGGTTGATGTTTAACGGCACAGTATGGCAAAAGATTGACCAAAGCAATTTGGTTACATCTGTTGCGGGTCGTACAGGTGCTATTACTTTAACGACTGCTGACGTTGGTGGACTAGGAACAATTGCCACTCAAGCGGCAAACAATGTCTCCATCACTGGTGGCTCAATTACTGGCATCACAGACTTAGCCGTGGCAGATGGCGGTACAGGGGCTTCTAATGCTTCTGATGCAAGGACTAATCTAGGATTGGTAATTGGCACAGATGTTTTATCCCCAACAGGATCAGCGGCATCTCTTACCTCATTCCCTACTTTCAACCAAAGCACGACTGGCAGCGCAGCCACCCTGACTACAGGCCGCACGATTGCCGTCACGGGTGACTTGGCCTACACTAGCCCGTCTTTTGACGGATCAACCAATGTCACTGCTGCTGGCACACTGGCGACTGTCAATGCCAACGTTGGCTCGTTTACGGCGGCTAACATCACGGTCAACGCTAAGGGTCTGATTACTGCCGCATCCAACGGGACTGCTGGTGCTACTATCAGCAACGACACTACAACGGCTAGTAACCTGTTTCCCTTGTTTGCATCTGCAACAAGCGGTACACCAACAACTATTTATACTAGCGATGCTAAGTACTTGTATAAGCCGTCAACTGGTGAGTTACAAGCCTCTGCATTGGTAGCATCGAACGGTATTGTTGTTAATAGTCAGACGGTGTCAGCGAGTTACACAATTGCGGCAGGTCAAAGCGCAATGTCATCTGGGCCAGTCACCTTGAATAGCGGTGTTGTAGTTACGCTTGGCTCTGGCTCACGCTGGGTAGTGTTATAAAGGATTTCACATGAGCTTAGTATTACTTGGATCAACAAGCGGTAGCGTTACGCTACAAGAGCCAGCCGTTGCTGGGAGCACGGTTATTGATCTTCCTGCCACATCAGGTACGATGGCGCTAACCTCTGGCTCTACTGCGTTTACTAACCTAACAGTCACCAACGGTGCGACCATTCAAGGCTTAACAGTAGGTCGTGGTGGTGGTGCTGTGGCTACTAATACTGCGGTGGGTGCTAGTGCTTTAGCGGCAACTGCTACGGCAACTAGGTCAACTGGTGTCGGTGTTGAGGCACTTAAAGTTTTGACTTCTGGTGATCCTAATACGGCTTTGGGTGCTTATGCTTTAAAGGCAAACACAACAGGGGCCGCAAACGTAGGGGCGGGTGCTTACGCTTTGCAATCAAATACAAATGGCGCTTCTAATTCTGCTTTTGGCAATGAGGCAATGTCAGGCAACACAACTGGTTCTTCATGCGTGGCGGTTGGCGCATTAGCACTGTATAGCAACACCACAGCATCTAACAACACTGCCGTAGGTTATCAGGCGGGGTATAGCAACACAACTGGCTCATACAACACGCTTGTTGGCTATCAAGCTGGCTACAGTCTAAATACTTCTGGTAACACACTAAATACATTTATTGGTCAGGCTGCTGGTTACAACGTAACAACTGGTACTAAGAACACGATTATTGGTACATACAACGGCAACCAAGGTGGTTTAAACATTAGCACATCAAGCAATAACATCGTGCTGTCTGATGGGGATGGGAATCCACGGGGTATTTTTAATGACAGTGGTAGTTTTTCTGTTGGTAAAACAACAGCATCAGAAACATTAGCATCTGGTAATGGTTTTGGTCTTAATGTTGGTGGTGGTAGTGCGTCTTTTTTCTCTGTAGTTCAAACATCCACAGGTACTGGAAATGCTAATATTTATTTAACTAGAGCAAATTCTTCTGGTAATTTGCAAGTCTTTAATTACAACACTACAACTGTTGGCACTATTTCACACACATCATCAACAACCGCTTACAACACATCTTCTGACTATCGGTTAAAAAACACTATTGCGCCATTGACAGGCGCATTGGCTAAAGTGGCTTTACTCAAGCCTGTTACTTATAAGTGGAATATTGATGGCACAAATGGTGAAGGCTTTATTGCTCACGAACTGGCAGAGGTTTGCCCACAAGCAGTAAATGGCTTAAAGGATGCAGTTAATGAAGATGGTTCAATTAAGCCTCAAGGCATTGATGTATCGTTTTTGGTAGCAACATTAACTGCCGCCATCCAAGAACTAAAAGCAGAATTTGACGCTTACAAAGCATCTCATCCATAAGGACTAACATGATTGAACTAACACTTGAACAACAAATTGCCAAGCACTACTCTGCCGCAATGGACAGCGTTAATCTTATCAATGGTAACAAGCCAGAACTTATGACTGACGAAGAATGGGCAGACTGTTTGGCTCGCAACAAAGAGCATCTAGTTTTGATGTTGGCTAAAGACTTCTGGACAACAGAAGATTTAACACCGCTACAACAAGCGGCAGGAACTTAACATGGCAAGCATAATCAACGCCGCAACATCAGGTGGGCTAATCACCACTGCCGACACATCGGGCATATTGCAACTACAAACGGCAGGGACTACTGCGGTGACTGTGGATGATAGTCAGAGAGTGGCTTTTGTAGCGGGAACAGCATCACTTCCGGCTATTACTACAACTGGTGACACTAACACTGGCATCTTCTTCCCTACCGCAGACACCATTGCTTTCTCTGAAGGCGGTGTGGAGGCTATGAGGCTGGATGCTAGTGGGAATTTGGGTCTTGGTATTACCTCTCCAACTCAAACTGTTTCGGTTGGCATACTTAGTGGCATTAAGGGATTCAACATTGTTTACCCACCAAGTAGTGCTGAACTTGCGTGTTTTACTGCAAACGCTGCTACTGGTGAAGTAAGGATTGGCGGTACAGGCTCAACATATTTCCCAACTTTTTATTCTAACGGGGCAGAACGTGCCCGTATAGACACAAGCGGTAACTTGCTGGTGGGGACTACGAGTTCTGCTGCAAAACTTCATGTGTTAGCTAATGCGGCAGTAGTTGACCCAGTTACTATTTCAAATTCTGATAGTGGCTCAGGAAGTCAATATGCAATTGTTTTTAGAAGAAATACAAGCACCATTGTTGGTTCAATTCAAACCACAAATACATTAACCTCCTACAACACTTCATCAGACTATCGTTTAAAAAACTCAGTAGCCCCAATGACAGGAGCACTGGCAAAGGTGGCTTTGCTCAAGCCTGTTACTTACAAGTGGAACGCTGATGGTTCTGACTGTGAAGGCTTCATTGCTCACGAATTAGCTGAAGTTGTGCCTCATGCTGTAACTGGTGAGAAAGATGCCTTAGATAAAGATGGAAATCCTAAGTATCAAGGCGTTGACGTTTCATTCTTAGTTGCAACACTTACAGCCGCCATCCAAGAACAACAAGC